ATACGGTTTGCAAACCTTAATTCTACCAATGGTTAATCGTAAACGACTACCGAAAGAACCACGGAAAAAAAAATGAAGAATTTGGGGTTTTTTGCGAATATTTAATAAAATCTTATCAAATATTATGATTTGTGATGTATACGCGACAGTTGAACCTTGGGAAGTAAAGTTGCGATATTTTTCTGAGCCCAAATTTGTTGCTGGATACAGTCGTGGTGTACTGAGACATACGCAAAGGCGAGATCCTTTTGTGCTTGAAGCTCTAAGACATTATGACAAAGAACTCCTTGAGTCGCTTAAGGGTAAGACCCGAGCACCAGGTGGAATCGGGAGCCTAGTTGATAAGCTACTCACTTATGATAGAAGGCCGTTATTATTATTAAAAGATGAACAGGTCAGTCTTGCTTATAAGAAGGCTGTTGAGACCGTGCGACGAGAGTTCAAACTTGAAACACCTATTGTGCCGACATTCATAAATGATGTAGAGATGGTGAAAAGCATGTCTTCCGGTTTTCCACACTTCAAAAAGAAGAAGGACATAGAACAGTGATTCGAAAAGAGGCGAGAAAGTTGTTTCATCACATGAAACGGCTCCCGAGAGATAGATTAGGATACCCATACTGCGCCCCCGCTGCTAAAGGAGCAGTATCTGACGTCTTGGACCCGAAGACCACATTAGTGTGGATGTACCCTGCTGCAATGGCATGCTGTGAGGCTGTTTTTGCACAACCACTGATCAATGCATATTACAATGACCCGAGGAAAGCTCATTTATTCTTAACGGGTGTTGATGCGTTGCACAGAATTGCCCGCTTCGTCGCAGATCTTGACGAAGAAGAAGACAGTTATGGCATTGGACTTGATTTTAGTCAGTTCGATATCCTCCGTGCCAATTTCATCATTAAGGATGCCTTCGGTATCTTAAATGATAATTTGTGTCATGGCTCTTATTGGGACCCTATCAACGGAGTAGTTTATGGTGGATCAGGCGTGGCTCGTCGTTCGGAACACGCTTTTTGGAGTTGTGTTGACTATTTTATCAACACGCCCATGATTTTGCCGAATGGAAGAGTTGTTGTTAAACATCTTGGGATACCTTCAGGTTCTCATTTTACGAATTTGATTGATTCGATCGTGAATCGTATCTTGATATACACATTCAGCTTCTTTCACGAACTGTCGATTTTCGGATTAATGACAAATGGTGATGACTCAGCTTTTAGAGTGAGTGTTCGAAATTATCATGTTGTTGTTTCCGTTGCGGAACAGTTCTTCAAAGAGTACTTTGATATGTTAGTCAAAGTGCAAAAGTCGTGTATCGCTGGAGCGCCCAGTCAAATGCACGCGTCTGGTGTCTTTTGGACAAGACTCAGACCCCATGGACCAACTCAGGATTGGTTCGAATTAGCCCTGTACCCGAAGGCCTACGTTAGAGACCCATTCGAGGCATTTCAAAGAATGCTTGGAATTGGTATTGCTGGCGCCTTCACGGACCACAAGTACTGCGATTTCTTCACGTACTATCAGACCGGATATGACATTCGTAGTCTTGAACCTGAACTGCTCTCCTGGACCAAGTTGCGTTGGCTGCAATACGCATTCGGAGATTTGCCACTTATTTTAATAAAAAAAAATATCAATTAATTAAAAAA